TTCTGAGACTAAAGCTAGCCGTGTCCCAGCTTTTTTCGAACATGCAAACACAAATCTACCCAGCTACGCTTAACCTAGGTTTAAACTTAGAGAAACTTATTGCGTTAGCGAACGAAACTTATCCAGCCACAACCCCAACGCCACAAGATTCAATGGAAACTATTATGTATAAAGCAGGACAAAGGTCAGTCGTTGAGTGGCTGGAAACTTCTGTAGAGGAGGATGTAACATGAGTGAATATCAAGGCATCGCAGGTGGTGTTAATATAAATGAACCTTCTATAGGCGCAGACGGTACAAACTATGGTATAGGTTTTGGAGGAGGCGACTTAAGACGTGCTTTAGAAGATGGCTATAGTCCTCAAAGTATTTTAAATTATTTAAATCATCAATATACAGGCATTGTTCCTTCTGGTGTTAGATCTGATTTAGAATCTAGAGCAGCTACAACACTAATTACAGATAAAACTCAACACCCTGAATGGCAACTCGCTGCAGGTCAATTAGTTGGTGCTGTTTGGAATGGTAGTCATAGCGCTCAATGGGTTATCCAACAAGGATGGATGGATAATATTATCCGTAATGCTTATGGAGATGATGCTGATACAAGTATAAATGCTATACAAACTAGGGATGATGTTCATGATCTTATTTATAATGTAGGAAGAAATCACTGGCAGCGTGAGCAGACTAATGTACCTGGCTTCCCCATTAATGGGTTTAGTAAATGGTCACCTGATCATAATAATTACCAACCAACTAGGACCGGAGTCTGGCATGGTGTAAATGAAACTCCTGGTGGTACAGGCCCTCAGGGAGGAGGTACTGGAACATATCCTACTATTACAGATTTCAGTTGGAGTGGTGACCCTAATCCTAATGTATTTAACCGTGCTGATGTTAAAGAATGGTATCAACGTGTATTCGATGAAACACGTGGTACGGATAGAAGTGTAAACCAGAGGGATCTGATGGAAATGCGACAAGATATGCTTTTCCAAATCAACTCAGGTAATCTTGTTGCAGGTGAAGGTGTCAAAGAAATGTTAGAGCGAACAAGATCGGTAGCTCATGACCCTGCTGCATTAGGTAATAACGCAGCGTTAGAAATGGATGGTATCACTTCTTGGTGGGGTTACTATGATGATACTGCAGCTTCAGTAGCTGAACAAGAAGGTGTTTTTAAACATGTTGATTGGTTAGCTGCATTAGCTGCAGGATATGATGACTATGATATTTGGCGCTACATGAGAGCTCATCCAGAAAAGTTTAATAATGCAGATGGAACTGAAAACCCTAATGCTAGAATAACTTTTGACGCTATAGAAGCTAGACTAAATACTCGTGGACAATATTGGCTCAATCAGGCACGTAATCATGAATCGCCTAGATGGAGTCATTATATGCCACAACTATCTAAGATGCCAATTTGGGTGAAGATACAAGATCATATTAATACCTTGTCCGATGAACATGCAAGGATTACTTGGGTTGATTGGGATGACATGGAAACGTTATATAATTTTATTCAAACAGAAGTACGCAATACTAATCTTTATGATAGTGTATATGATATTGACAATGAAGCTGCTTATCAACAAATAATTGGTCGAGGAAATGTCGCTCCTGGTACTATGGGTACTTATACTCCTGGTGAGTATTGGTCACAGTATGGGTCTTCAGGTCCTCCTGATAGAGATCAAGGAGATGGTTTAAATAAGCGTGATCTAACCTATACTCAGAAAATGGTAGCTCAAGCTGGATTGCATTCAGCAGATCCAGGTACGTATAGATCAAAATTAGAAGATCTTGAGAATAGATTTCTTGATGAACTTTATGAAGTGAATCCTGAGACAGGTCGCCAAGGTTATTTAGATGCCCCTGATGAGTGGGGTCTAGATGTTATGCGTTTAGATGAGAATGGTGATCCATTTGATTGGGATGATACTGACGGTTTTGACGTAGATGAAGGTTCTTGGTATAACACAGTTGCTAAAGGAGATATTGATTGGGCCTTCTATCGTGATAGTGCAGAATACAGAAAAGCTCATGAAGCTTTAGGTATGGATATTGACAAATCAGATGAAAGATATGCTGATGATTACCATGATGAAGGTTTAAGAGGTCAGTATATTTACCGTAAAGTAGATACTATAGATGAGATTAGGGCAGCTAATGTTTGGGTACATGGTCAGCATACTTTACTGCCTACAGATCAAGACCCTGCATTAAATTGGGAGCCCTATGTAGCTGAATTTAATTCTGATACTGAACCTACTTATACACCAGTAGATCTTAGTATAACTGGTTATACTCGTGAAAGTAGGAGACAAATCCGAGAAACAGACGCACAAATTATGGCGCCATCTATTAATGTACCAACTGATTCTATTAGAACTCCACAACGATTACAGAACTGGGATACATTAAACCCAGCACCACCATCATCAGGAGGTAATAACTAATGACTGATACAGTAAGAAGCCAGTATATTCTTTCTGAATTTCGAACTCTATTAGGCAGAGAACCTAGACCTGATGAGTTTAATTTATACCTTAACGAAACAGATCCAACTCAAGGAGGGAGACCTTTATGGGATCAAAATAGATTACGAACTCATCTACTTAATTCAGATGAATATTATCGTAGAACTCATACATCTCCATATAATACATCAGCACAAGATCCTAGAGCATTTGAAAATCCTGACTATCTAGCTGCATTATCTGCAGGTGGTGAGTATAACACACAACGTACTAGACAAGAGATACTTGCTTGGTTATCTCAACCTGCCTCTGATCCTAATAGAGGAGAGAGATTTCTTAAAGGACAGAGACCATTTAGCGATGCTCCAGATAAACCTGGCGGCGGCGGTCTCTATGATATGATTACTGCTACAGATGAGATTCATACGAGATGGGGAGATACACAAACTTACCCAGAAGCAGATCAATACTTTAGTAAAGGAGATCTCCTTGCTACTAGAGCTATGGGTTTCAGTGAACGCGAAATACAAACATATCTAGATGAAAATCCTGGTGTATTACGTGAAGGTCATAGACCAGGTCAACCAGGTGGTGTTTATGAAGCTGTTAGAAGCGGTACACCTTTATCTGAGGTCACCATTCCAGACCCAACAGTTACTCGTGATCCTAATCAATTCGTAGCACGAGAACCTCAGACAATAGAGAGACCAGAGCGTGATAGTTTAACTATTAATCCTGGTTCTTATTTATTAGGTACAGGTAAATTACCTGCAGGTACAGGAGATGTTCGAAGAAGGAAAGGTAATGTGAGACCTAAATATACAAGCACAAAAGATTTAAGCAGAGAAGCAAGAAACTCACTTAACATACTATGACAGCAAAAACAAGGTATGACAATTTAGTTAGCAATCGTTCCCAGTATCTAAACGAAGCAACTGCGGCAGCTAAACTAACTTTACCATATCTAATTCGTGAGGATGAATCTACAAGTGGAGCACGGAATATTAAAACTCCGTGGCAAAGCGTTGGCGCAAAGGGGGTAGTCACTCTAGCATCAAAATTGATGTTAGCTCTACTACCTGCTCAAACCAGCTTCTTTAAACTTCAAGTAGATGAGTCACAACTTGGGCAGAAATTACAGCCTGAGATGAAGACTGAATTAGACTTAGCCTTTGCAAAGATAGAGAAAACAATCATGGATGCTATCGCAGCATCTTCTGATCGTGTTGTTATACATCAAGCGCTTAAGCATTTGGTGGTAGCAGGTAACGCTCTACTTTTTATGGGTAAAGAAGGTTTAAAACTGTTCCCGATTAATCGCTATGTAGTAGATCGAGATGGTAACGGTAATGTAATTGAAATTGTTACAAAAGAATTACTTGACAAAAAAATTGTAGAGGCATTAGTACCTGATCTAAAAGGTATGTATGTCAATGGCGATACAGAACATGAAAAGGAATGTGAAGTATATACCCATGTGAAACGAGAGAACAATAGGTTCACTTGGTATCAAGAGGTATATGATAAAGTTATTCCTAAGTCGATGGGTAAAGCACCTCTCGATACTAACCCTTGGATTCCATTACGTTTTAATACAGTTGATGGAGAAGACTATGGTCGTGGAAGGGTAGAAGAATTCATGGGAGATTTGAAATCACTCGAAGCACTGTCACAAGCTCTCGTTGAGGGTTCAGCTGCAGCTGCTAAAGTAGTATTCACTGTGTCTCCATCTAGCACTACTAAACCAAGCACCTTAGCGGCAGCTGGTAATGGTGCTATAGTCCAAGGACGACCCGAAGATATAGGGGTAGTACAGGTCGGTAAAACAGCTGACTTTGCTACAGCATATCAGATGGTACAACAGCTAGAACGTAGGCTGTCCGAAGCTTTCCTTATCCTTACGGTTAGGCAGAGTGAGCGTACAACTGCAGAAGAAGTTAGAATGACTCAGATGGAACTAGAGCAACAGCTCGGTGGTCTATTCAGTCTGCTGACTGTAGAATTTCTAGTACCATACTTAAACCGTAAACTAAGTGTGTTCCAAAAATCAGGAGATATTCCTAAGTTACCTAAGGGTATGGTGACTCCAGTTATTGTAGCTGGTATCAATGCATTAGGCAGAGGACAAGACAGAGATGCTCTCGGTCAGTTCTTAACAATTATATCTCAGACTATGGGACCAGAAGCTATACAACAATTTATTAACCCTGAAGAAGTTATTAAACGTATAGCTGTAGCTCAAGGTATAGATATCCTTAACCTTGTACGTTCTATGCAGGAAATACAACAAGAAAGACAAGCTATTCAACAACAGGAACAAGCTAATATAGAGGCAGATAGGAAAGTAGCTATAGCTAATACACCTATCATGGACCCAGCTAAGAACCCTGACTTACAAGCACCACCCGGATAACAATGGCAGAAACTTTATCAATGAAAGAACCGCCTAAGACAGAGTTAAATGCAGATGAGCAGGAGTCTCTGGCTATAGGTGAAGAAATGGAACAGCAACAGGACACTTTGTTAGCTGGTAAATATAAAAATGCTGAAGAGTTAGAAAAAGCATATAAAGAACTTGAATCTAAACTTGGTTCTCAAGAGGAAGCAAAGACAGAACCTGAACCAGAAAAACCTGAAGCTAAAGAAGAAAAGAAAGAGAATGTCGAAAAAGCTTTCCTTGAATCTTTATGGGAAGAGTCCCAAACTGAAGGTGAATTTAAAAAAGAAACTCTTGATCAACTTAAAGGTATGAACCCTACTGATTTAGCTCAAGAGTATCTTAACTATCGTGCAAGTAATCAAACAGAACAACCACAATTAACTGATAAAGATATAAATAGTCTTTATGAAATAGCAGGTGGTAAAAAAGGTTACAGTGATATGATGGCATGGGCTAAGAATAATCTACCTGCTAATGAAATCAAAATGTTTGACGATGTAGTCAATCAGAATGATCCTAAGACAGCTTACTTTGCTGTTAAATCTTTACATTATAGATACAGTGATACACAAGGTGTTGATGGTGAATTACTTAGTGGCAAAGCAGCACCACCAGTTGGAGCTGGATTTAGAAGTCAGCAAGAATTAGTTACTGCTATGTCTGACCCACGCTACGATAAAGATCCTGCTTATAGACAGGAAATTATACAAAAACTAGACAGATCCAAAGACTTAGAATTCTAATGCCATACGGACCAGGAACATACGGAACTAAAAAAGGAAGACCACCCAAGAAAAATGTCAA